CATTAAATTCTTTGATAGTAAATAAATTACTTAAAAACCCCAAGGCCATATGGAAAGACCAGAATGCCCGTTTTCGAGAAATAAAATTTACCAAAAAGCTAATCGAAAAGTACCCTTTGAGAGCTTTCTGGGCAGCTCTGCCTCCTAAATTTGATGCTGACAGTCTGGCTTGGTACATTGCCCCCCAAGGTTGGGAGTACCTTAAAGTAGAGTATGCTAAATTTGGTCTTGACTTACCACCCCCAATACGACATAATGTATCAGACGTCAAAATTGGCGACGACAAGGTGATGTCGAAAAAAACCACAAGCATTAAAGACTTTCTCAATTATGGCAGCAAAAAAGAAAATAACTGAAGGCCTAAGCCCTGTAGAGCAAATACAGAGCTACCTTAAAGAAAACAAGGAGGATCACTATAATTTTGAGGAGACTCCTGAATACACCGTATCCAGCGGAAGCTTGTTACTGGATATTGAAATGGGTGGAGGAATTAGACCTTCTATTATCCGGGCCTCCGGAGTAGCCGAAGGGGGTAAAACTTCATGTGCTTTATCTTTTGCTCGCAATTTTCAGTCCTCATTAGACAACTCAATGGCTATTTATATAAAGTCGGAAGGAAGGCTTTCCCTAGATATGATTGCTCGTTCAGGAGTCGATACATCCCCCGACAAATGGTTTGTTTACAAAAGTAATATTTTTGAGAGCGTTTTGCAGTTGATGAGAGATTTGATAACAAATAATCCGACTGAATGTAAATATTTTTTTATCATAGACTCGATGGACGCGATGGTTCCCAAAAAGGACATGGATCGTTCTTTTGAAGATTCGGATAAGGTTGCGGGAGGGTCAGTTTTAAGTTCGAACTTTTTGAAGAAAATGGCCTTGGGCATTGCAACCAAGGGGCATATTTGTTTTATGATTTCACAAGTAAGGAGCAAAGTTACCATTGGGTACGACAAAGGTGATCCCAAAATAACAAACGCTTCTGGAGGAAACGCTTTACTCCACTACTCGGATTGGATTTTGGAATTTCAGCCTCGTTACCAGAAGGATATGATACCTCCTAAATCGGATGAACCAGAAGGGCATATATGTAAGGTTATCTTCAGGAAATCAGCCAATGAGAAAACTGGAAAAAAAGTAGAGTACCCAATTAAATATGGGCGCACAAACGGAAGAAGTATTTGGACGGAATATGAAGTCATAGGAATGCTTTTGCAGTGGGAGATGGCCAAAACCAGCGGCTCTTGGATTGTCATGGGAGAATCTTTAATTGACGAACTAAAAGAGGCGGGGTTAGATATGGTATCGAAACACCAAGGCGAAGATAATTTTCGTAAATATTTGGAAGAGAATGTAGAAATATGCAATTTCCTTTTTAACAAATTCGGAAAAGCCTTGCAAATTAAATAGTGAAGCTCTATGACATCACAGGAAAGCTTAAATACAAAAGTGTTTACAAATATCGAGCCGATTGGGATAAAGAATGTCGCTCAAACTTTCAATTTGAAGTTAAGCAGTTCTTTAGGCCTTTTTGGGAAAAACACATTTGCTACGAGGAGTTTCCCGTTTACGGAACTAGGATGAAGGTGGATTTTGTAAACATGACCAAGCGGATTGCCGTTGAGGCCCAAGGTGCTCAGCACGAGTCGTTTAACAAGTTTTTTCATGGTAATTCCCGAGCAAACTACCTAAAATCAATAAAAAGAGATCATCACAAGATGGTTTGGCTTGAAAATAATGGTTTTGAGGTTCTGGAGATAACCGCGGAGGACTTGCCGTCACTGTCGAGAGAATACATTTTCGAGAAGTTTTCGGTAAATATATAAAATAGTGTAATGAATTGTATGAAAATAGGAGAAACGCAAAGAATTCCCGACAACATCTTAGACCAGCTAAGCGAGTGGTCATGCGGAGGTTTCATGCTGTTTAATTTTGACGAAGACGGCAACCCCCAAGTCTACTCAAAAGTAGAAGACGAGAGAAACGCCATGTCTTTACAATACCTTGTAAGTCACTGGTCTGACGCAATGGAGGGCATGAACGCCAAAAGTTTCGATGAAAATTTAAATAATGTATTTGGAGAAGAGCGTGAAGAAGAAGAAGAAGGACTAGACGAAAATGAGTGATACAAACATAAACGAATACTATCCAGAAAATAAAGCTGGAGAAGCTCCGCCCGCCATTGTTGCAGGGGAAGCCATTACGCCTCCGAACGACACACCCCCAACCCCCGAGAGCGACGCAACTCCCGAGGAATGGAAAGAGGCCCTCGGCATAAAACCTACCGAAGTAACTGATTTAGGTATAGATTTGCCTGACATCCCTCTTCCGGATGACGACCCCTTGGAGGACTCAGTAGAAGATGAGTTCAACGACGCCGCCTTTAATTTTGCCATAGTGGGAGTCGGCCAAGGAGGATCAAGGCTTGCTGAGTCTTTTTGGAATTTGGGGTATCGTCGAGTGGGGATTATCAACACCGCTCAACAGGATTTATCTTTGATTAAAATACCCGAAGAAAATAAGCTCCTTATTGGGGAAGGCGGGGCCGGAAAGAACCCAGAAGCAGCTGATGAAGTTTTCCGCACGAGGTACGAAGACATTCTTGATTTTCTAAAAAAGACTTTCGGGACATCTTACGAAAGAGTTTTAGTTTGCGCGGGCGCAGGAGGCGGGACAGGAGCCGGAGGCGTAGCTAGGGTGCTAGACATCTGCCATGACCTTAGTCAGTCCTTAGGGAAAGAGAAAAAAGACACCGACGCAAAGATCGGTTGCATTTTGGCGCTTCCCACGAGGGGAGAAGGAATAAAGGTTCAAGAGAACTCCAAAAAGACGGTTACTAAAACACTAGACCTCCAGAAGGCCGGAGTAGTTTCGCCGTTGATAATTTTGGATAATGAAAAAATCAAACAGCTCTACCCGAAGCTAAGTGTTAACCAGTTTTGGGGCACTGCAAATAATAGCATTTGTTCCATCTTTCACCTGTTCAATAAGATAGCGGCAAAAGAGTCGGCTTATACAACTTTTGACAAGGCGGACCTTGACACAATTTTCTCTTCTGGGTTAATTATGTTTGGAGCCACTCCGGTCAAGGACTATACCGATACTGGGATTTCTTATGCAGTCAGAGACAACTTACGTAAAAACATCCTAGCAGGGGTTGATGCCGCGACAGGGAACGTGGCTGCGTGCGTTATCATCGGAGACAAGGGTTCCCTTGACAATATTCCTCAGTCTAGCTTGGAGCATGGATTTGAGCAGCTTAGTCGAATGATGGGCAAGGAATCAACCGTTCATCGCGGGATTTACGCAGGAGCAAAGGAAGGCGTAGCTGTATATACGGCAATCGGCGGACTCCAAGCGCCAGATACCCTTTTCGACTATTTCTTTAAGGTGGATCGAGTGTACAAGTGACAAACATTTTCTATTTTCTATAGAATAAATGCCCATATACTCTAATCAGGTCGAGAGTCACGTTCTAGGCGGACTCCTTAAGCACCCAGAAGTATTAACGGAGATAGATTCTTTCGTTAATGCTGCGGACTTTTACAACGACATTCATCAGACGATTTATTGCATCCTTAGGGAAGCTATTCTCAACGGTGAAAAAATAGACAAAGTACTAGTAGCTACCAAGATATCCAACTTAGGCATCTCATCGAAAGATGATATTGATATTTACGATTATGTTAATACGTTAAGTTATACGTCTATAACGCATGATGCTGTAATCGACTCCTGTAAAGAGCTTCTAAAGTTCCGTATAAGAAGAGAGCTAAGCGAGACAGCCGACCGAATTAAAGAGCACGTAACGAACTCTTCTAACGAAGGCTTAGATGAGATAATAGCCTCTACTGATTCAATCTATAGTGAAAAGATTTCTAGTTACTCATTTGAAGATGACCCTCAAAACGTTTTCGACGACTTAGAGTTTAAGATCGAAGAAAGGGGGAATAACCCATCTGACGATACGGGACTTTCTACTACGTACGATGAATTTAACCGCCTCTTTGGCGGGCTACGAGGTGGCAACATTTACGCGATAGTCTCCCGACCAGCTCAAGGCAAAACAACATTTATCAATGAGTTGTGCTTGGGAACAGCAATTAAAAACGACGTTCCTGTTCTCGTATTGGATACGGAGATGACCACAGACGAAATCCAGTTCAGGATGGCGGCAGCTAAAACCGGAGTCCCCCTTTGGTTCCTAGAGACAGGGAAGTGGAGATCTGACGAAGAGATGGTTGACAAGGTCAGGGGGTATTTCCACGAACTTAAAAAGCATAAATATTACCATTACCACGTTCGCAATAAAACTACCGACGAAATATGCGCTATAATCAGGCGATGGCACATGAAATATGTAGGGAGAGGAAACAAGTGCGTAATAGCCTATGACTATGTGAAAATGACAGGGGACAAGGTCGGGAAAAACTGGGCAGAGCACCAAGCTATCGGAGAAAAGATAGATAAGCTAAAGAGGGTATCAGAGGAAATAAACGCGCCACTCATAACTGCCATGCAAATGAACCGTTCCGGCGAAAGTTTCAACCGTAACTCCGGCACCTTGGTTGACGATAGTTCAGCGATCTCTCTGTCAGATAGGCTTCAGTGGTTTGCGACGTTTGTGGCTATCTTCCGCCGGAAGACTCTTGACGAGATGGCTATGGACGGAGATAGGTTCGGTACGCACAAGCTCATCCCCCTCAAGACCCGCTTTCAAGGAAGGGATGCCGCAGGACACCAAGACCTGCTTCGCCGGAGCACAGTAGAAACCATAAATGGCAGAGAAGTACGTAGCGAAAAGTTCATCAACAATTTCTTAAATTTCCGAGTGGAAAACTTTAAGGTCAAGGAGGAGGGATCCCTTCAGGACATCATTACCTTCGAGCAGCAAAATTTTAACATTCAAAGCGACGATCCCCCAGAGGAAAGCTCTGCTTTAGCTTTTTTTAATACGAATGCATGACGTTAAAGACATTCTAATTAATATAGGCTATACTCTTTTTGATAGCGGAAAAGAGTACAGGACAAAGCCTCTTTACCGCGACTCCAGCAGCAATAGCGTCTTGTCCATTAAGAAAGACTCTGGCAGATGGGTTGACTTCAAAGAAAATCGATTCGGAAACCTAGAAGA